ATGTTCAAGCCTAAGTCCAGAGCACCCTGACCAGCAGATTCCATTGTCTGACCCAAGCCAAACTGAGTCTTCAGAGGATTATAACCTTGAGTAGCAATGTCTAAGCCTGTACCGAATAAGCCAGCACCGAACTGAGTCTGTGCACGGCCTTGCTGTTGTGCCTGAGCAGCCAACTGTAAGTCCTGCATTGCCTGAGCATTCAAGAGAGCTTGTTGTTCAGGGTTAGTAGCACCCATGTTACCGCCTTGAGCAACAGCAAGACCACCACGACCTGTGTTAAACAGATTCTGAGTCAAGCCTGCTTGAGCCTGCTGACGACTAGGAGCTAACAGAGCCTGCTGAGACTGCATCCACTGCTGTGCAGCCTCTTGAGGAGACTGAGCCAGATACTGATTACCCAGATTGAATAAGCCCTGTTGAGCCATCTGAGCTTGCTCTGCTGTCTGGAAGCCTTGACCGCCAGCTTGAGAGAACAGACGATCACGCATTGCAGCGATGTCAGGAGCTACGTTGTAGCCTGCACCGATCACATTACCGTTAGCGTCTGTGGTAAACTGAGAAGTACCGAAGCGAGTAGTCACACCTACGGGACGGAACTTCTGAGCTTCAGCAGCGATACGAGCAGCTTCTACGTTAGACTGGGCAGCGCCTTGGGCTGCGTCTGCCTGCATAGAAGAACCTAACAGACCTAAACCTGCACCTAGAATAGCACCAAAAGGCATATCAGTCCTCTTCTTTCTTAATTAAAACACTATCAATTTTATTCATATCTGTCTCGAATGTATGGTGAATACAGAACCAAGTTGAATCCTCTAATGCGAGGATAGTATGGTTGATGCCTTTTCTGATATTGATACAAGCAGGGGCCTCAAACACTTCGTTAACATCATTATCAAATAATACTCTTACCTTTCCTTTACCAAGGACACTCAAGTGATCATATTCATGCTTGTGTTGGCAAGCAATAGATCCTTTAGGAATATCCATTTGTTTGGCGTATAAGCCGTCAGAGAAATGGTGAAGAGTATTATTATCCATTTGTTTCCTTGTTAGTTAAGCAGTCAGGCTTTACGCCGTACGCTTCCACATCGCTACTGTGATGTATGGCTGGAGGTTGGCGTTAGTGCCGCTAGAGCCTGTAGTGCTGTTGTTAACAGAAATTCCTGTTGTAGCTGAATTAGTGTTCACATCGCTTAATGCGCCGGTAGAAAGTCTTGACGGATAGACATTAGAAGTGTTTTCAGCAGATCCGTAAGTTACGCTATGAACGTGACCCGGATCTGTAACAGTAGCAGTGTGCGTGTGGCTAACAACAACAGCATCCTTACTACCGCCAGTTTCTTCTAAGGTATCGAACAGTGAATCACTACCGTTCAAGCCAATCATTACTCGGCCTGCTCCAAAGGCTGTCCAAGTACCGAAGCCAAGCAATGTGCCGGGGTTGGTAGTAACACCTGCATTAACATAGATAGAACCTACAGGGTACAATGCTTCCTTAGCAGCCGCGATAGCAGCAGTTACGAAAGCAGTTGTAGAAAGCTGTGTAGTGTTATTACCTGATGCGGCTGTAGGCGCTAAAGGAACACCTGTGAAAGTAGGACTAGCAATATCAGCCTTAGTCGCCACTGCTGTAGCGATGTTGTTGAACTCAGTATCGAACTCAGCACCTTTGATAATCTTTAAAGGATTACCAGAGGCAAGAGAGTCTTTGCTGGTGAAGTTAGTTGATTTTAAGTAATCAGTCATGGTTAGACAATCTTTCCGTTCTTAGCCTGAATTTCTAATTTCTGGATACTTAAGACAGAACCATAGATGTCTGCTTCGTAGCCAGTCTGAATAACTTTACCTGCTCCTGTAGGATATGCAACTAAAGTCTGTAAGGATGTTCCACCAGAGTAAACAGCCGATGCTGTATTATACTCGTTTTCACCGAAATATGCAACCCCTTGAGTAGGAATTTTTACGTTTTGTGCAGAATAATTACCTGTAAAGTCATATCCCCACTTAATTGTCACATATTGGTTAGAACCGCCGATAACAACTGCTGAGAGTTTCTTCAAGACAGAAGTCACTGAAGGTTGTCCTAAGTCAGTATGATTGGTGAAGTACTGGAAGCGATAGGCTGATCCATTATCAAGATAACCATTGTATTTACCAACGTATCCTGCCTTGCCGATCAGAACACTCTTATCACGGGTGTAGCAGAAGCTCTTAGGCTCAATACTGTCCCATGTCGTTACCCTGCTAGAGCCATCCTGAAGTACAGTCTTCATGTCGAAGCAGTACACAGTCTTCAAGATAGGCAAAGTCAAAAGATAGAATGAATCAAAAGGACTGTACACAGACTTGATAGAGGAAGCTACTTCACTAGCAACGGCACTCATTAAGTCATTGCGTACATTCTTAGACAAGTCGCGGAAGGGAGCAGATTTCTCTTGAATAGTTCTAAGGACACTACGAACACCTGTATCAGACAAGAAGATAACATCTGAGCCAGTATTCTGGATGGTGTCACGAGCAATACAACCAATACCTGTCACAGCATCAGAGAGCTTGAACACACCTGCTGAGAGGACATCCTGAGCACCCGAATACACTAAGATATTGTTCTTACCGAAGATGAACAAGAATCCGTTATGAGCAGCTAAGCCTGTGATATTATCTGCACCATTAGGCCACACAGAAGATACGTCAATAGAACCTGTAGAGCCTCCTGACCACACATGACCCGAAAGGATGTCAGACCAATAGATAACTGTCTTCTCAGTTGTCGATTCTGCTACCCATAAACGTCCATAAGCAGATAAGGCAATGTTGGCATTGATAACAGTGCCTGTATAACCTGTCTTCTCAGCCACACGGCGATACGTTGTAGTACTCACGGCAGGGTCAAACACCAAAGGATCATGCCCTAGTTGGAACAGGTACAAGCACTCGTTAAGAGGAACAATCTGCCAGTTGCTGTCAGAGATCGTAGGAGCAACACCACCGCCACCGTAGGTAAGCTCAGTTAATGCACCACTGGAAAGCTTAAAGATCTTGTTGTTACCTGCTGCGATAGTGTATTCAAGGCCGGTATCGGTAACTAACTGACCCATAGCTTCAACGTCTGCGCTACCGAGAGCTGCTGATGCGGTGTTCTGAGTAGTCCACCCTTTACGAGCACCCACACGACCATACTGATCAATGACACAGTTATTAGCCACTAAAGCAAAACCAGAGGCTAAGTCCAGCGAGCTATCTTGAGTATTCAATCCATAGAAGCCCGGAGCCGTGATAGAGAATGTTTGGATTTGCTGGCTCATGTGGCCTCCCAAGCATCTTCCTCAGAGTATCGGCTAGACTCAATGGCAATAGCATCAGCCAGAGAAGCTTTGTACAGCCCGTAAGCTTCAGAACTGTTCAAGCCCCCGTCTTCACCACGTTCAACCAAGGCACGAGCAAAGGCTCCGAGCACGATAGGTTCTTTAGGAGAGTACAGGATGTCAGAATCGTTAACAAACTCTGCTTGAGGAATGTACAAGTTGAAGTACAGAGTAAGGCCTGCTTCAGGGACAGGGTAGAAGTCTACCTTTGTATCGCCTGTGGTGTGTACACCGTTAAAGTTGTAATACATTGGCTTACCTTCTTTGTTATTAGTAAGCAGGTAGTTTGACATCGCAATAGTGCTGATGGAACGCAACGGGTACTTATTACTAATGTCCTGCGCATCAATGACTTTAAAGCGGGTGCCTGCTCCATTCAAGACATAGCCGTAAGTGTCCGCTAACGTCTCAATCATCAAGGTATCAGTTAAAGAGTTCCAACTGTAAGCATCTTCTACTTGTCGTTTAGCGTCATTGACCAACTTACCAATGAGCTTAGACAGTGTGTTTTCTTGGACGGTAGATACTTCAGGTTCACGCAAGCGAACGAGAACATCATTGACCAGTTCTAGGTAAGTGGGCAAGGCCATTATTAGATTCCTTCTTTCTTAAACAATTCAAAGGTACAGATCGTGCTGAAAGAACTTCCTGCTTCACTTGTCATCACAACAGTATCTCCTTCTTCCATCACCACATAAGCACCCCCGTCCATCCGTACATAAGTCTTAGAACTAACCCCACTGTCCATCACATAGATGTTAGTAGAGGAACTATGATCATGCCAATACACAGAAATATTCTTAGTAGAGCCTGTGTTGTTAAATAAATACATCAAACTCCACTTAGCAAAATAGCCGGTAGGAACAGTGTAAACAGTCGTTGGAGTAGCTGCTGTCAGGTTTAAACCGACAGATACAGGACGTGTCATAGGTTACTTCTTAGTTTTCTTCTTAGGCTTAGACTTACCAGCTTCGCTTAAGGCAATAGCAATAGCTTGCTTACGGTTAGTCACCACAGGGCCGCCTTTACCGCTATGGAGAGTTCCTTCTTTAAACTCACCCATGACCTTCTCTTCTTTGGTCTTCTTCTTTGTTGCCATGATTACATACTCCAAGGTGTTCCAGAAGCTTTCTTAGGAGCCTTCTGTTCAGCAATGTTATTTGCCAAGGCTAACTCCAAGGCCTCAACACCTGCTTCGCCCATAGAGCCTTTGACCCACTCAATCACTTGAGCTTCTGTCAAAGATTCGTATGGGACATAATTGATACCGTCCTCTTTGACGAAGCTCACAGTGCCGTAGGAGCTGGCGTTGAATTCACCATCGACTTGTGAGGCTCCCCAGTGAACAGTTGTCACGAAGCCATCTGAAGTATCCCGTTCAAGGGTGTTGATTTTAAATGTAGTCATATGTTTCCTTAATAACGAGATTTGATTTCTTCAACTTTGGCAAGCCACTCGTCCATTGTTGCTTCGCCACGTTGAGCCTTGAAGAACAGAGGATCAGACTCAACACGATAAGCCTCTGCACGAGCCGCCTTCTTAGCGGCATCGGCGCTGGCAATATCAGCATCCAGTTCCTCTTGAGTCTTAGGCTCAACTTGGATGGTGAACACTTGGCTGTCTTCAATGTACGGAGCAACCGCTACAAGTTTCTCAGTGGTAGCATCATAAGGCTTCCACACAGTTACTGGTAGGCAGCTATTATCAGCCAAGAAGGCATCATCAGGACCATTGGGTCCAAAGCTGGTGTTGGGGAACATTGACTTGTAATGCGCCACCTCCAGCACTTGATCGTTTTCAACTTTTGCAATTAGCATGGTTGTCCTTTAATTGTTGGGGAATGCCACTGTTGGTGGCGTGAAGTTGGCGGTGTAACGGGCAACGCCTTTGGTGATCCGCAGGTCGTCAATATAGCCGTTCATTTGAGAAAGACTGCCGTTGTAATCAGCCCCGACTTTTGGAGATCCAATTGTCGTGATGTTTGTAGAAAGCGTCCTTGACCACTGCTGAACACCATTCAAGTAGCCGTAAAGGGTTGTTCCAACACGAACCCATGCAACATGATTCCATGATCCTGCGGTCAATGCTGTTCCAGACGCAGTAACAGACCCATCATAAAAAGCGATTACGTTGCCGCTTCCGCTAATGTACAAAGCTCCGAACGAGTTGGTGGATGATCTGAAATCAATCACTGATCTATCCGACCCAAGGACGTTCAAGTTAACCCACGCTTCCACGGTGAAATCACCAGTACCGAACGTCAAATTCACCGAGTTGGGGATGGTCAAGTAATCCCCACTCCCATCAAAGTACATCGACCCTGTGCCGTACTTCTTCACAGCCGTGCTGATCTGAGCATTACCCACAGTCACCAGATCGTTCATCATGGCGTTGTCGAAGATGCCAGCATTGACGCAGTTCAGCAGTAACGATGTGTTGGTGATGGCTGTCAGAGGGGCTGTTGGTGGGGTGAAGGCGGTGGTGTACACGGCTGTTCCACGTACCCACCTCATGTTTGCTACATATCCAACACCTTCAGCAACCTTCCATCCATTTGCATTTCCAACAGTTCCGCTAATTGTTTGAGTTCCAACAGATACTCCATTGACATAAGCAGTAACTGTCGTGCTGTTTCGCACCCAAGCAATGTGCGTCCAAGTGTTAAGCCCAATTGTTGCAGTGCCGTAAACAAGACTGGATGTTCCATATTGGTTTGAATACAGCCGACTGTCTGCCTGAATACCAAAAGCGTAACGTCCTGAGCTTTCATTTCCTGTAACAAAAATATTTCTGGCCGCCGTGGTTGTTGGATACACCCAGCATTCCAATGTGAAATCACCAGTCATTGAAAGATCAGCAGTTCCACTCAGCGAATCAGAACTTGCTGCTGACCAAGAACTACCACCAATCACACTCGTGCTGTACTCAGCAGCAGGGTCAAACGGGCTGAACCGCTGCACAGACGGAGTGCCTGTCACAGTGATCGTGAAATTGTTGCTGCTGTTGTCACGGAAGCGATTGCTTTGGCAGGTCAGCAACGATGTGCCAGAGACAGCCGTTAGAGGTGTCGTGGATGGCGTGAAGTTGCTGGTGTAAAGGGCTGTGCCTTTGACCACTCGCAGGTTGCTAATATACCCATTAAAGTTATCAAAACCCGGATACGCACCAATACATGGCCGACTTGTTCCAACCAATGTGGTTGCACTTGTGGAGTATGTACCAGCAGACACACCATTCAGGTACATCGTAATAACACCGCTGCTTCTGACAAGAGCAACATGATTCCAAGTGTTATACGAAAATGTTGTAGTTATCCGTGCAGCCGAACTCATACGAAACACAAGAGATGTTCCACTGTGCTCAATGGTTACATACACACCTTCTTGACCGCTTCCACGAGACTCGTAAAGTTTAGGAGTACCTGTGCCAGCACCTGCTGCGTTAAACCACATTTCAATGGTGAAGTCTGCATTAAAGGAAAATGCTGATTGACCGCCTAAAACAAAATACTGGGTTCCACTAAACTGGTTACTCCACAAATCCCCATAAGGACTGAAGCTGCCCTGCGTAGGCGTACCGTTGCGGGTGATTGTGAAGTTGTTGGTGCTGCTGTCCACAAACGTGTTGTTCTGAGCACCGTTGGTTCCATCACCATGCAACAGCATCGTGACGTAGTTGAACTGGGGGTCAGTAGAAGGCGCAGGAGGCGCATCTCCCGCGCCAGCCGCTGCCATAACAATATCGCGAATGGTCATGCCATTGCCTTTCCAAGTACAAATCCATTCCAAGTAGTGCCACCATCGTGGGTGAAGAAACCCAAGACATCACGACCACTGACGGTCAATGTAGGCGCTGTACCACTTGCCCATTTGACACCAGACCACCACGTAACAGTGGCAGAACCCCCGTTAGTAAGGTCGAGGACAAAAGAGGCCACGTTACCAGTTGCTGGTGTGCCAGAAGTGGTAAACGTTGTCGATCCGCTAATGGTCTTGGTGAAGTAGTTACCCGCTGTCAGATCGATAGCACTTGCCGAGATAACAGTCTTGGTTTCAATGTACGCAGTAGATCGAGTTTGACCTGCCACATCCATCTTGTAGGTAGGTTGAGTGTAACCAACACCTACGTTACCCAGAACATCAACAGTAAGGCGAGTGTTTCCGTTTGCAAGTGAAGCACCTGCTGCGAAATACAGGTTAGTATCACCACTCTTTGTTCCAATAGCCCAACGATCAGCCATACCGCTTTGGCTGAACACGAGAGAAGCATTATAGCCTGTTGCTGCCCTAAGATTAAGGGAGCGATCAGCGGCATAGCTGCTGCCCAACCAGTGGGAATAGGTGGAGCCGTCAGTAACTTCGAGTTTTGCGTTTGTAGGAGAGCTTGTACCAATGCCAAGATTTCCATTCTGATTCAGCATCATTGCCTGCGTAAAGCTAATAGCGCTACCTGCTGTGCCAGAGGGAGCTGTGAACCAAACATGAGAACCTGAACGTTGCTCATATTTGGATGCTTCAGATCCAGTCAGGTTGTAACGCCATGTGGCAAAGTCTGGAGAAGCCGCCCCATTAGCATAAGCGTTGACGGCCATGAACCCATACACAACGCCCCCGTCAGTTCCGCCAAAGGTTGCATCACGGGATGCTCCAAACGTTCTCCAGTTTGACTGCCAAGCACTCGGAGTAACTCCCAAGCCAAGGTTTCCTTTTTCGTCAAGGCGCATTCGCTCGGTGCTATTAGTGGCAAATGTCATTATCCCAGTAGCATTTTGCACAGATAACCCAAGGCTATCCCCGTAACCTGTTGTTACCGCGCACCCAATTGCAGCTACGTTGTATGTTGTGGTGTTATTAAAATTAATATACCCAACACCATTTGTACCGCCAAACCTTCCTTGACCGTTAACATCCAGCTTGTAGGACGGAGAGCTCGTCCCAATACCAAAGTTGTTGGAGCCATTAAAACGAGCCACTTCAGAATCATTGTTATTAAAAATAAAGTTTGAAGTTGTTCCTCTATTTGCAATAACGAAATTACCCTCAAAGCCGGGGTCTTTGATCATTCGAGCATCGTAGTCTGAACCTACAGACGAATGCAAATCAAGATAAGCGTTACCGACTCCAGAGCGGTTATTGCCAAGTTCGATTGCAGCATCACTTGTACTTGCATCAGTTGCAATAGAAAGATTACCGCCAACACTGAGGTTACCGCTAAAGGTCTTATTGGATAATGTTTGCGTACCCGTAGGCGTGACCACATCAGACCATGTGGTTGCATAGTCAGTTCCACTGCTCTTAACCAGTGCTTGACCTGTAGAGCCTCCAGCAGCAACGCCGGAGCCTGTAGCACCTGTGTCTCCTGTAAGGCCTTGGATACCCTGAGGGCCTTGAGGGCCTTGGATACCCTGAGGGCCTGTAGCGCCTGTATCCCCTTTTGGAATGACCATGTTAAGAAGCTGAGAACCCGCAACACCAGAGATTGTAACAGCAGCGGAGCTGCCAGCAGCGCCTGTCGTGACATCCCCTACAGTTAAACGGGAAGCATTAGAGGCATCAATAACAGCCTGTTCAGCATTTGTTTCACTAACTAAGGCAGCCGCAGCGGAAGCAGCAGCAGCATCTTTGTATCCTTCAGCTTCAGCAGCAATAGAACGTACTTCTGTTATGTCTGAATCTGTATGTGCTTCGCCTGTACCTCCGGGGCCACGATAGATAGTCATTACTTTTCTTCCTTGGTTGCTTTAGTCTGTTTAGTTACTTTAATAGTTTTAATTTCTTCGTTTTTAACAATTTCGTACCAATTTTGATCTTTTCTAAAACTATCAATATCGACTACAGAAAAAACTTCTGCGATTGTGTTAGGATTCTCAGAACCCACCATTTGAAACTTAGCCATAATATTATTCCTTCTTTAAGAACACTACATAATGTACTTAAAAAAGGAAGCCCCGAAGGGCTCCCCTTAACTTACACTACTTGATTATGCAGGCACAACCAAAGGAACGCAAGAACCGTCACGCAGTTCGGCAGCGCCGTACAGAGTGTCAGCAGTGAACAGAGTACCGAGGTATTCTTGTTTGTACTGAGTCTGGCTACGCACACCGATTTGCTCAACCAAGACAGACCAGTCACGCTGGAACATCAAGGCAACACGGTCGGTAGTGGAGTTACCAGCAGCGGTGTCGCAGTTGGTAGACACATACACTTTCACGCCGTAGATGTCACCGAACTCACCGTTCATCAGCGTAGAGCCAGTGCCTTTGAAGGCTTGCTCGGTGAAACGAGCGATACCCAACATCGAGTTACGGGCAGTGGGAGGAACCACCAGCGAACGACCGTCCATAGGCACGTCTTGATCGTCGAGGATCTGGATAGCCTTACGGATACCAGCGTCAGCGATAGCAGCAGCGTTGGAAGTACCGTAGGTGTAAGCAGCGCCGGTAGAACCGATCACACCACCAGAGTACTGAGCGTTAGCAGCAGTGCCGCCACGAGCGCCACGAGCCAATTGGATCAGAGTGGTGTCCACTTGCTTAGCCAAGGCATAGCCAGCGTCTTCAGTGTAGAAGCCACGCAGCGAAGCCAGAGCTTGAGCTTCAACGATGTCTTCGATCAGACGGCTGTACTCATAGTGGTTGTTGATAGAGACGGTCACTTCACCTTCGGTGGCAGCGATCAGGCTCACTTGGTTGCCAGCAGTCTTAGCAGAAGCAGTGCCACGGGTAGGCGAAGGAATGTGAACGGTGTCACCTTTCTTGCCCTTGAAGCTCATCTTCTTGATCAGGTTAGCCAGAACCAGATTCTTTTTGTATGCGGCTACAATCTCATCGCTCCAAACTTCAGGGATGAAGGTTGCTGCGGTGGTAGTTGTAACGTGGTTAGTACCTAAAGCCATTTGAAATACTCCTATAATTTCAGTTTAAAAATTTTACTTGACACGGCCCTCGGCATAAGCACTCATAATTTCAGGTTGGAGTTGCTCATAACGATCTGGATCGGTCATTTTAAGACGGATTAAATCCGCACGACGATATACTTTCTTTGTAACTTCGCCAGAACCACCTGAATCAACACCAGCGGCCTTCAAGGCTTGTGCTTTCTGTTGTTTACCAGCTTCTTGTACGTTGTTGTTACGAACTTGCTTAAGTTCTTTATAGGTGCTCAAGAGTTCATCTGCGGAACTGAAGTCAAACTCAGCATCTGCTTTAGCATACAGACTCATACGCACTTGACTAGCCTTAACCCAATCTTGGAAACCACTGTCTTGGACAATGCTCTGCATATCAGGGTGTTTAGAGGCTAGTTGTTGTGCTGTCTTCATCCGTTTAAGCTCAAGGTTAGCTTGTTTAGCTTCCAGAACTGCGGGATTGTTCTCGATTGCACGTTTAATAGAATCTTGAGGGTTCTCAAAGAAATCTACTTCGGGCGCACTTTCAACATTTGGTGTCTTATCAGCTTCGAGTTGCCGTTTGAGGAGTTGATCCGCAAGAGAGCGTACTTCATGTACTTCCTGAGCCTGCTTACCAATCATCTTTTCAGCTTCTTGGTGCATTTTGACAATATCCTCAATGGATTTGCCTTTATACTTATCAGGAACTACGGTCTCTACTACAACTTCTTGAGTTTGTTCCACTACCGGAGTCTCTTTAGGTTGTTCCTCTGTGATCGTGTCAAATTCTTGATCAAACGATTCTTCATCAATAAGTGCCATACTGTCTTTCTCCTGTCTCTACTGAGATTATAGGACTATGAAATGTGAATACTGATTACTCAGTACTTACCCGTTAATGTGGAATGAGGTTAATCTGGTACAGCATAGGAGGCTTTCCGCTCCTGTGCCAGTTTCTCAGTCCGTTTACGTTCCCATGCGTCATATGCCGATGGAAAAGCACCTGTGATGCCCTCCAACTTCATGTTGACAGCGGAAACAATTCTTGTGGCGTGTTCTCCGCAGGCTCGGCAAGCGAGTTCTCTAACGGTTTCATCCACTAATGCTTCAGATATGTGTCCATCTTTACAAACAAACTCGAACATTCGGCGCATTTATCTCTCCTCCTGTTGTAATTGATCGTAGATCTCTTCACAAGTCTTTCTGCGGTTTAAAATAAGATCTAGAATATCCAGTTGGCCTTGACGATAAGATAATGTTTGTGCATCCTTGACCGTGCGGATATTTTCTAGCTCTTGCTTTAACTTTTCAAAGTCCTCCATGAGAGCTTTCCACCCATCGGTAGCCATCATGGAGAACGTATCTTCGTAATATTTCTGCAAGGATTGTTCCATCAGGAGTCCTTTCAATTAAGTTTATTGTTTCTTATTGCTCATCTGCATCATTGCGATACGCTCATTTGAGGCAGTATCAGCAGCTTTCAGATTGATTTGCTTCTCTTTAAGCATCATGTCAGCAAGCTTCAAGCGTTTGTCGAAGTCACCACCGTTATCCAAGTTGGTAGCGGCAGCTTGAACGACATCAATACGCATCTTCTCAGGCAACAGTTGAGTCTCAACCATCGTCTGCTGCGCTTCAGCTTGATACTTCTGAGCCTGTGCCTGCTGAACAGCCATCTGAGCCTGTGCGGCTTGCATTTGCATCTGCTGTTGCATCATCTGTGCTTGTTGAGCTTCAGGGTTAGGCTGACTCATCTGATCCAGAGCAGCAATCAGTTCCATCCGGTTACTCAAGGAGCTGTTACCTAAGATACCTTTAAGAATCAAAGGAAGCACTGGAGTGTCAGGGCCTAATGTCTGCAACAAAGCAAT